AAAAGCCGTGCGTGCAAAGCCCCATTCATCACGGTTGCGGTCAAGAAAATCAATAAAATTCTTCACCGTGTCACTCGGGGCAATAGGCATTTGCATTTCAGCGTTGTTATAAACTCTTTCATCAAGCTGAACACACTTACCGTGATTGGTAATGCCGTAAAATGTCATTGCGATAGTGTCAGGCGACTTCTGCGAATAGGCGGTATCAAGACCTGCGGTGAACTGAACAAAGTGTTCCGACTTGCGGTTACAGTTCAAAAACTTTCCTGCCCACTCTTTTGATTTGATATGTCTTGCCCTCTCAAAATTTGGGAACACAAGACCTGTTGCTCTGCCTCGCAAACCTAAGATTTTATTTTTATAGAGCTTTGTACCTTTCGGTGCAGAGTTCTTTTTCTTTTCAATCTGTTCAGGTGTAAGACTTAAATTGTCGGCAAAAGAAAAGAA